CTCTGGCGCGGCATCGCCAACCAGCTGGCCGTTGCCGCGGCTCCCGCGCTGGAAGCCATGGCCGATGCCTTCGCCGCCATCGGCAAGACCACCGGCCCGCTCGGGCGCGCCATCAAGGGGCTGTTCAACCGCCTCGGTGAAATTGCCACCATCGCCGCGACGTTCGCTGGTGTTCTGGGCGTGCGCCTTGTCGCCTCTCTCACCGCCGCGGCGCTGGGCGTCGGCAAGCTGGCGTTGTCCATGAAGGTGCTGCGCGTGGCCATCACCCGCACCGGGATCGGGGCGCTCATCGTCGGGGCCGGAGAACTGATCTACTGGTTCGGGCGGCTGGTGAAGGGTGCGGGCGGCTTTGGCACCGCACTCGGTTTGCTCAAGGATGTCGCCGTGGAGGCCTGGGCGCGCATCGGCGACGGCGCCTGGAGCGTCGTGCTGCGCATGCGCGCGGTCGCCAATCGCCTCAAGGCCACCTGGTTCGACGCGCTGGCGGCCATGCAGGACAAGTGGGCGCGGTTTCTCAAGACCATCTCGGGGGCACTGTTCAAAATCCCCGGCATGGACGGGCTGGCGATGGATATCGGGCTCGATGCCGCCTTCGCCGGCCAGGCCGTGGACCAGCTGCGCAGGACGTCAGACGAGTTCCGCTTCTACGCCGGCAATCTGGGTGATCAGGCGGATATCCTGGCCGGGAACATTACGCGGCCTCTGGAATCGATGACTGCCCTGCGGGCGGCGATGAAGGGAGCAGGCGGGGATGGCAGAGAGGCGCTGGACCGCACCAGCTATGCAGCCTCACAGCTGGCCACGAGTGTCGCCCGGGCCGGTGGCGCAGCGAAGAAAGCAGGCGAGGTCGCGAAATCCGCCTGGGAGACGGCAGCCGTGTCCCTGAAGGACTATGCCACCAGAGCCTTGGATCTCGGCAAGGGGCTGGGCGACAGTCTCGTGGGTGCCTTCCGCAGCGCGGAGCAGGCCATCGGCGAGTTCGTGCGCACCGGCAAACTGGATTTCCGCTCGCTGGTCACCTCGATCCTCGCCGACATGGCGCAGCTGTCGGCGCGGCGCTTCATCCTCGGGCCGCTGGCCAACGCGCTGTCCGGCGCGTTGGGCAATCTTGGTGGCGTGTTTGCGCCGGTGATGCATTCCGGCGGCATTGCCGGAGGCCCGGCCCCGACCCGAATGGTTCCCGCCATGGCTTTCGCCGCCGCGCCCCGGATGCATTCGGGAGGCTGGGCCGGCCTGCGTCCTGACGAGGTGCCGGCGATCCTGCAACGGGGCGAGCGGGTGCTGTCGCGCCGCGAGGTGGCGGCGGGCACAGGTCAAGCCGCGCCCGTCAACATCACCATCCAGACCCGTGACGCCGAGAGCTTCCGACAAAGCCGCGCCCAGGTGGCCGCCGATATTGCCCGCGCGGTGTCGCTCGGACGCAGGGGGCTCTGAGCCATGGCGTTTCACGAGGTGCGGTTTCCCGACAATATCAGCCGGGGCGCGCGGGGCGGGCCTGAGCGACGCACGCAGATCGTCGAGCTTGCCTCGGGCGACGAGGAACGCAATGCCAGCTGGGCAAACAGCCGACGGCGTTACGATGTTGCCTACGGCATCCGGCGGGCCGACGACCTCGCCGTCGTCGTCGCCTTCTTCGAGGCGCGGAACGGGCGGCTCTATGGATTCCGCTGGAAGGACTGGGCGGATTTCAAGTCCTGCCTGCCGTCGCAGACGCCAGCGGCCACCGACCAGCAGATAGGCACGGGCGATGGCACAACGACCGCCTTCCAGCTGGTGAAGGTCTATGCATCCGGCAGCCAGAGCTGGACCCGCACCATCACCAAACCGGTCGCGAGCACCGTGAAAGTGGCCATCGACGGCACCGAGCAGACCTCCGGTTGGTCGGTGGACACCACGACCGGCATCGTCACCTTCACCTCCGCCCCGGCCGCTGGTGCCGCGATCACCGCGGGCTTCGAGTTCGACGTGCCGGTGCGCTTCGATACCGACACGCTCGACGTGACCCTCGATCTCGAGCGCCTCGGCTCGATCACCTCCATCCCGCTCATCGAGGTTCGCAGATGAAGCCCCTCCCCACCGGCCTGCAGAGTCATCTCGACACCGGCACCACGACCCTTGCCTGGTGCTGGCAGCTGACTCGCTCCGACGGACAGGTGTTCGGCTTCACCGACCACGACCTGCCGCTCACCTTCGGCGGCACGACCTATCAACCCGAGAGCGGGTTCACCGCATCCGAGATTCGCGCGGGCTCCGACCTGTCGGTCGATGCGCAGGACGCGGAAGGCGTGCTGACCTCCACCACCATCACCGAGACCGACATCCTCGACGGGCGCTGGGACAATGCCGCCGTGGAAATCTGGCGCGTGAATTGGGCCGACACCAGCCAGCGCGTGCTGATGCGGCGCGGGGCCATCGGCCAGGTGCGCCGCGGACGGGTGCAGTTCGTGGCCGAGATGCGCTCGCTCGCCCATGTCCTGAACCAAACCGTGGGGCGGACCTTCCAGGCGAGTTGCGACGCGGCGCTGGGCGATGCGCGCTGCGGCGTGAACCTGAACGATCCCGCCTACAAGGGGTCCGGAACGGTCGTGACGGTCGACAGCGACCGGGCCTTCACCACCTCGGGGCTCTCGGGCTTCGCCGACGGCTGGTTCGCGCTGGGCATGCTCACCTGGACCGGCGGCGCCAATGCCGGACGGAAGGCCGAAGTTCTGAGCCATGCGGTTGGCACGGCCGATGTCACCATCACAATGCTGGAAGCGCCGGTGCTGGCCATTGCCGTGGGCGACACCTTCGGCATTGCCGCCGGTTGCGACAAGCGGTTTGAGACCTGCAAGGCCAGGTTTGCCAATGCCGTCAATTTTCGTGGCTTTCCCCATATCCCGGGCCAAGACACCGTCATCCGCTATGCCGCCAAGAGTGACAGCAACACGGGGGCCGTGCTGTGACCGGTGGGAACGCCTACACCGGTGCGGCCTGCATCATGCCGGCCCGCATCGTCAGAGCCGCCCGATCCTGGCTTGGCACGCCCTATCACGACCAGTCCTCGGTCAAGGGTGTCGGTTGCGACTGCCTCGGCCTGATCCGGGGCGTCTGGCGCGAGGTCGTGGGACCCGAGCCGATGCCGGTGCCGCCCTATTCCCGCGACTGGGGCGAAGCCGGGCCGCATGAAGTTCTGGCCGAGGCCGCACGGGCGGCGATGATCGAGATCGACGTGGCCGACGCCCGCACCGGCGACGTGGTGCTGTTTCGGATGCGTCAGGAGGCGATTGCCAAGCACGCGGGCGTCCTGACCTCCGGCAGCCGGGGTGCGCGCTCGCACCACAGTGGCCGTCCCCCTCGCAGTGCGGGTCCGCACCGCTTCATTCACGCCTATGAGCGCACCGGCGTCATCGAAGAACCCCTGACCGAACCCTGGCACCGCCGCATTGCCTTTGCCTTCCGCTTTCCCTTTCCCGAGAACCGCAAGATCTGACCCATGGCCTCGATCCTTCTTGCCTCCGCCGGCTCCGCGCTGGGCGCATCCATCGGTGGTGGCATCCTCGGTGTGTCCTCCGCGGTTATCGGCGGCGCCATCGGCTCCATGGCGGGATCGCTCATTGACAGCTGGATCGTGTCGCAATTCGCGCCGGGTCAGCGGATCGAGGGCGCGCGGCTCGAGAACCTGACCGTCACCACTTCCACCGAAGGCGCCGTGATCCCCCGCGTCTGGGGTCGCATGCGGCTCGGCGGCAACATCATCTGGGCCACGGACTTTACCGAGCATGTCAGCACCAGCACCTCGGGCGGTGGCAAGGGCGGCGGTCCGAAGGTGACGACCACCAGTTACAGCTACACCGCGTCCTTCGCCGTGGCGCTCTGCGAGGGGCCGATTTCCGGCATCGGGCGGGTCTGGGCGGACGGCAAACCGCTGGATCTGAAGGATGCGACTTGGCGGCTGTATCTGGGCGACGAGGCGCAGGTTCCAGACCCGTTCATCGAGGCGAGGATGGGCGCCGGCAATGCCCCGGCCTACCGTGGCACCGCATACGTGATGTTCGAGGAGCTCGACCTCACCCCCTTCGGCAACCGCATCCCGCAGTTGTCCTTCGAAGTGTTCCGCCCGCTGGTAGAGGCGGATACGGCTGAGGGAATGGTGACCTCCGTCACCATGATCCCGGGCTCGGGCGAGTTCGTCTATGCTACCGAGCCGATCACCCGAGGGTCGGGCGGCAACACCACATCGGAGAACGTGAACAACCAGACCGGCAGGCCGGACATCCTGGCCTCGCTCGACAACCTGCAGGCCGCGGCCCCGAACATCGGGAATGTCTCGCTGGTGGTCAGCTGGTTCGGTCTCGACCTGCGGGCCGGGAACTGTGCGATCCGGCCCGGCGTCGAGACGGCCACCAAGACGACCTCGCCTAAGACCTGGTCCGTGAACGGCGTGACCCGGTCGGGCGCGCATCTGATCAGCACCGATGGGCAGGGCAAGGTCAACTACGGCGGAACCCCCGCCGACTTCTCGGTGGTGCAGGCGATCAAGGAGATGAAGACGCGGGGCTATCGCGTGACCTTCTATCCCTTTCTGCTGATGGACATTCCCGCCGGCAACACCCTGCCGAACCCGTATTCGGACAACGCTGCCGGTGTTGGGCAGAGCGCCCACCCATGGCGCGGGCGCATCACCTGTTCGCCCGCTGCCGGCTACGTCGGCACCGTGGACAAGACCGCCGCGGCGGCCTCGCAGGTTTTGGCCTTCTTCGGCAACGCACAGATCTCCGACTTCTCCGTTTCGGGCGAGGCCGTCACCTGGACCGGCGGTAGTGACTGGGGCTACCGGCGGATGATCCTGCACTATGCGCACCTGTGCAAGGCTGCGGGCGGCGTCGACGCTTTCCTGATCGGATCGGAACTGCGCGGGCTGACCACCATCCGCGACAGCGCCACCGGCTTCCCGGCCGTCACCGCGATGAAACAGCTGGCAGCAGATGTGCGCACCATTCTCGGGACCGGCACGAAGATCAGCTATGCCGCCGACTGGAGCGAGTATTTCGGGCACCAGCCGCAGGACGGCTCCGGAGATGCGCTGTTCCACCTCGACCCGCTCTGGGCAGACCCGGTGATCGACTTCGTCGGCATCGACAACTACCTGCCGCTCAGCGACTGGCGCGACGGCACCGCCCATCTGGATGCCCAGGCCGGCTGGGTCTCTGTCCGCGATCTCGATTACCTCAGGGCCAATATCGAGGGCGGCGAGCGGTTCGACTGGTATTACGCGTCCGATGCCGACCGCACCGCGCAGACCCGCACCACCATCTCCGACAGCTTCTATGGCGAGCCGTGGATCTGGCGACCCAAGGACATGCGCGGCTGGTGGCTGAACCGGCACCATGACCGCCTGGGCGGCGTGCGCTTCGGCTGGTTCCAGGATTGCGCCGACCCGAGTTCCTACGCCAAGAACCCGTCCTCGGTCACCATCACCGCCACCACCGGCAGTTTCGGCCCGTTCAAGACCCCGGACCGCATCGCCTCGGGCGGGGCAACCTGGCACGGGGCCACGCCGGGCTATCGCACACTGGCGGTGGGCGAACGCGTGGTGATTACCGCTTACGTCGCTCCGGGCACCTCCGGCGACTTCGCGCTTTACCTCGCGCTGGGCGCGGGCGCAGATCATGCTTCCTATTTCGGCGCCATCGGCGGCTGGGAAAGCACTGCACACGGCGCACACACGATCAACGCCACCAGCCAGACGGAAGTGTATCCGGGTCTGTGGAAGATCACGATGGACGTCACGGCCGGCCTCGATGGCTCGGCGGGTTTCCGGATCGGCCCGCGCTCGGCGACAGTGGGCGAGGACATCGTGGTCTACGGGGTGGAGGTTCTTCCCTTCGGCCAGTCCACCACCGGCTGGGCGCCCGAGAGCAAGCCGATCCGCTTCACCGAGTTCGGCTGCCCCGCCGTCGACCGGGGTACCAATCAGCCCAACGTGTTCTACGATCCGAAAAGCTCCGAGAGCGCCCTGCCGTATTTCTCGCGCGGCTGGCAGGACGAGGCGATCCAGCGCGCCTACGTCGAGGCCATGCTCGGCTATTGGGGAGATGCAGCCAGGAACCCGGTCTCGAGCGTCTACGGCGCGCCGATGATCGAGATCGCCGAAGCCGCGCTCTGGACCTGGGACGCCCGGCCCTACCCGGATTTCCCGGCTCGTGCGGATATCTGGTCGGATGCTGCCAACTGGCGGCTGGGGCACTGGATGGGCGGACGGCTCGGGCAGGTGTCGCTCGGCGCGCTGGTGCGGGACCTGTGCCGGGCGGTGGGGCTCGATGCCGACTTGGTGGACGTCTCAGAGCTTTCCGACATCGTGCCGGGCTTCACCGTGACCGCACTCGAAAGCCCGCGCGCCTCGATCGCGGTACTTGCTCGTCACTTCGGCTTCGATGCCGTGGAAAGCGGCGGGAGGATCGTGTTTCGTGCGCGGGGGCGGGCCGCAGTGGCCACCGTCATCCCGGACCAGATGGTCGGCAATGGCCGGGCGGAGGTCTTGGAACTGACCCGTGGGCAGGAGACCGAACTGCCTCAGGCGCTCAAGTGGCAGCTGGTGCGGGCCGACGAGGAGTATGGCGTCGCCACCGTCGAAGCCCGCCGGTCCACCGTGCAGGCGGCGCGGGTATCCTCCGAGACCTTCCCGCTGGCGGTATCGCTGGAAGAAGCCGACCGCCGCTGCCGCCGGGCGCTGATGGAGGCCTGGGGCGGGCGCGAGACGCTGACCGCCAGGCTGCCGCCCTCGCGGCTGGCGCTGGACCCGGGCGACGTGATCGCGCTGGAGCATGACGGGCGCAGCATCGACTACCGCGTCGCCCGCGTGGCGGACACCGGCGCGCGCGCCATCGAGGCCATCCGCGCCGATGCCTCGCTTTACGACCTGCCACCGGGTGAGCCCCGCGCGCCACAGCTCTCAACCCCCACAATCTTTGGCCCGGCCGAGGTCGCTCTGGTGGACCTGCCGCAGCTCTCCGACACGGTGCCGGCGCATCGCCCCTACGCGGCGGTGTTCGCCAAGCCGTGGTATGGCACGGCCGCCGTCTGGCGGAGCACCACCGATGCCGGCTTCCAGCTACTCGATACGATCGGCGCACCGGCCCGCATGGGGGTTCTGGCCGCCGACTTCCCAGCCGGTCCCCTCTGGCGTTTCG